TACGGAAACACCTATCATGATTACCACTTTGATGAGAAAAATGACTCCGGCGACGCCAAGATCTATCTGACCAAATATAAGTATTCTGATCTGTCCTTTACGGCTGAGGCTGAGCAGGTGATCACGCTTGCTGGCGTCCATCTGACCAATCGCTTTGAAGGCTCCATGATTGTCCGGAACAACCACCTCTATGCCAGAGGAAGTGATAACAAGAGCATCTACGTGATTGATCTTGCCAATATTGCTGACATCAAGCTCTTCAAAGCGCAGAACGACGGTACGATCCAGAATATGTGCCCGCTCCTGTATCACAGCGGCATTCAGTACCAGTACAACTACAGCGTCGATGGAACCACTTATACAAAGGTTGGCTTCCTCTATGAGGACGGAACTTTCTCCGAAGAAGGTACAACGGGTGGCCCGGTTGCAAATCCCTGCATGGCATTTCTCGATGACAAGGTGCTCGCCACCTATCACTACGACGGATATTACGACAACGACCGCATTCGGACAGCTTTCCGGGCAGCGTATCTCGGAACCATCAACAATCTGTCTTCGCCGATCACAAAGAATGCATCACAGACGATGAAGGTCACTTATACGCTGACGGATAAGGAGGACTCCGATGAAACAGTATGAACTTCCCTACAACTTTGCCTATGACTATGTCGGAAAGCTCGCAAGATACAGCGAGCTTTTTCCTTATGTTCGCTGCATTTACCTGCCCGCGTACGTGGACGATGCCATGACGACCAGGCGAGACATTCCGCTCCGCGAGGAGTATCCAAAGTCCTATGACGAATATCTGATCCGCCTGAAAACGCTGCAGCAGCTCGGGCTTCCTCTCTGCATCCTGATGCACCGGAATGCCACGTTGGAGACCCTGGAAAAGTACTACGCTCTCGGCATTCGGAGTTTCACGATAAATGACGATGCGCTGGCGATTGCAGCAAGGAGCCGACATAGCGACATCACGCTTACGCTTTCAGTCACCCGGTGCCTTACAGAGAAAGATCTGCAAAATGGTGATTTCAGCATGTACGACGACATTGTTCTGTTCTTTTGGTTCAATCGGCACCTTTCCGTAATCAAAAATCTGCCGAAGAAATATCGTTACATTCTGATCTGTAATACAGGCTGCTACTATGACTGCCACTGGCATGATCAGCACTGGTTTGCAGAAACCCAAGAGGAAGAAATCAAAGCTACGGACAAGTGCCGCGCCTGCGTTCATTCTGTCCGAGATACGATCTACATCGAGCCAGAGAACCTTTCGTACTTTGACCCGTATATTTCCTCATACAAACTGACCGACCGGCTCTTTGATACTGATAGGATCATCACTGATCTGAAAACCTATGCAGAAAGGAATATTGGTGCAGTGAAGAGATCGGAGGATTTCTACGATGTCGATTCATAAGATAAACTACCAGGGCTCTGCCAAGATCATCGCCTCGATCGTTACGGCAGTAAACAGCCTGATCGACTCCGTGAAGACCAATGTGCCTGAGGGAGCCGTATTTACTGACACAACCTACAAACTGACACTGGAAGGAAATGAACTCATTCTGGAGGATTCCTCTGGAAATAAGCAAACGGTCACGCTTCCTTCTACGACCACTATTTCCTGAAGGGAGTGACGCATATGGACTGGATCTTGAAGTATTGGATACAGGAGCTTTTTGCGATCATCATTGCAATCCTGACATGGTGTGTAAAGAAGCTCCGAATGAAGAAAACCGAATACGACGTTCTGCGGGAAGGAATTCTCGCATTGCTGCATGACAGGCTTTACACCGCATGCAGCTTTTTTATTACCCGTGGCTGGGCATCTGTGGATGACAGAGACAACCTTGAGTACCTCTACAAACCCTACAAAGCGCTCGGCGGGAACGGCACGGGAGAAAACTTATACCAGGCAGTTCAGAAGCTGCCATACAACTCTCCGGACGGAGAAAAGAAGGAGGAATGAATCATGGATTTTGGTATCGCGTCTGTTGCTGCAATCACGGTCATCGCTTACCTTATCGGCGCTGCTTGCAAGGCATCTGCTAAGGTCCCGGACACCTGGATTCCGGTGATCTGCGGAAGCGTCGGTGCCCTTCTTGGCATCGTGGGTCTTTACCTCATGCCGGACTTCCCGGCAACTGACATCGTGAATGCTCTTGCAGTCGGAATCGTGAGTGGATTTGCGGCGACAGGAATCAATCAGATCTATAAGCAGGCAACAAAGAACGAGTCTTGAGAGGAGGTGATCCTTCTATCTCGAGAGCCTCCTCGTGAATGAGGCACAGCCCTTCGGATGGTAACAAGTCCGGAGGGCATTTCTTTTTATGGAGGTGATTTTAATGGCAATCAAAGGAATCGATGTTTCAAAATGGCAGGGAGCCATTGATTTTCAGAAGGTAAAGAACAGCGGGATTAAATTCGTTATCATCAGGGCCGGGTATGGCACTTCTGGAAAAGATGCGTATTTTGAAGACAATTACAAGAAAGCCAAAGCTGCTGGACTCCATGTAGGAGCTTACTGGTACAGCTATGCAAACGGCTTTAAGGAAGCCAGCGCTGAGGCAGATGCCTTTCTCCGGGCACTGTCGGGGAAGCAGTTTGATTATCCCATATATCTCGACATGGAGGAGAAGTCGCAGCTTAATGCCGGACAAGACTTCTGCTCCGGGCTGATTAAGACCTTCTGCAGCAAGCTCGAAGCGGCTGGATACTTTGCTGGCTTTTACACATCATCTTCCTATGCGAGATCTGTTGTTACGGAGGAAGTCAGGAAGAGATACTCCTTCTGGTGTGCCGAGTGGGCAAATTCCTGCAGCCTTGCAGGCTCCTGCGGTATCTGGCAGTACAGCTCAAATGGCACGATTCCAGGAATCAATGGGCGAGTTGATCTTGACTATGCGTATCAGGACTTCCCGAGCATCATCGTGAATGGTGGCTTCAATGGCTATGCAAAAACGCAGAAACCTGCTGAATCCAAGATCGTCCAGAAGATGACAGTTGAAGTCGCTGCCAGGAAGGTCATTGCAGGTGAGTTCGGTAATGGCGACCAGCGTCAGAAGGCTATCGAAGCACTGGGGCTTGATTATCAGACTGTACAGAAAAGGGTGAACGAGATCCTGGCCTCTTCTGCTCCCAAGCAGGCGAAGGTCTACTACTCTGTCGTCTCCGGCGATACACTCTCCGGCGTTGCAGCAAAGTATGGCCTTACCCTGACGGCACTTTTAAAGCTCAATCCCGATATAAAGAATCCCAATATCATCTATCCTGGTCAAAAGATCCGAGTAAAATAATATCATTCACTTCAGCGGGCATGCCATCACGGTGTGCCCGCTTTTTTATATGTCTGAAGAATTTAAGGTTCCTTCGTCAATCGGAAACCCTCACCTCCATTGAGAACCAGGAGGTGGGCCTGATGCAAAAACATTTTAAGAAATCCCGCGCATTTTGCCCTGAAACCTCCAGATCCTATTGGAGGTGATATCGATGACAAGTGAACAGCGAAAACAAATAACTGAGCTTCGAAGCTCTGGAAATAGCTACGGTCAGATTGCAAAACTTCTGGGACTTACAAAGGCCCAGGTCAGCTCCTACTGCAGAAGAAAGAAGCTCTCAGCAAATGGAGAGCCAGCATCGGCTGGATCTGATGCAGAGTCATCTTTCTGTAAGAACTGCGGGAAACCAATCAAACAGCTGCCAAAGCACAAGCACATTTCCTTCTGTAGTGACAAATGTTGCCGGTTCTGGTGGAACCATCACCCGGAGGCAGTTCACAGGAGAGAAACCGCAATCTACTCCTACACCTGTGCATGCTGCGGGAAGCACTTCACAGCTTATGGCAATAACCACAGGAAGTACTGCTCTCATGAGTGCTACATCAAGGCCCGGTTTGGAGGTGATCGGCATGACAGATGATCAGTTCCAGAGGGAGGCTCTTTACCAGGCGACCATGAGTATGTTCCGGGCGATGCTAAGAAGCCGCCTGATTACAGAGGAACAGTACACGGTAATTGATACCAAAATGAAGGAGAAATACTCCCCGATTATCGGCACTTTATGCTCGAAGTAATCCTTGCTTCGTCGGCCTGCCAGAGTGATCTATTGTAAGGAAAGGAGTGACGTCAAATGGCAAAGATAACAGAAATTAAGCCCGCCATGCCAAAGCTGCCGACGAGAAAAAGAGTTGCTGCCTACGCTCGTGTTTCGATGGAAACTGAGCGGCTGCACCATTCTCTGTCAGCCCAGGTCAGCTACTACTCCTCCCTAATTCAAAGCAATCCAGAGTGGATCTATGCTGGCGTCTATGCAGACGAAGGCATCAGCGGGACCAGTACGGAAAAACGGGCGGAATTCCAGCGAATGCTCGCCGACTGTGAAGCCGGACACATCGACATAATACTCACGAAGAGCATTTCAAGATTTGCCCGGAACACGGTTGATCTTCTGAACACTGTCCGGCACCTTCGAGAGCTCGGCATTGAGGTCCGATTCGAGAAGGAAAACATCAACTCCCTTTCCGGTGATGGAGAGGTAATGCTGACGCTTCTTGCTTCCTTCGCACAGTCAGAATCCGAAAGCATCAGCAACAACGTAAAATGGGGAGTCCGGAAGCGCATGCAACAGGGCATCCCGAATGGACACTTCAGGATCTACGGCTACCGGTGGGAAGGTGACGATCTGGTCATTGTGCCGGAGGAGGCCGCCATCGTGAAGAGAATCTTCCAGAACTTTCTCGACGGCAAATCGAGACTCGAAACCGAGCGAGAATTTGCTGCCGAAGGGATCGCAACCCGCGAGGGCTGCCGCTGGGTTGATTCCAACATCAAGGTGGTTCTCACCAACGTGACCTACACCGGTAACCTTCTCCTGCAGAAGGAATTCATCGAAGACCCGATCGGTAAGCATCGCAAGAAAAATCACGGAGAGCTCCCACAGTACTATGTGGAGAATACCCACGAGGCCATCATCGACAAAGAAACCTTCGACTATGTACAGTCTGAAATTGCGAGACGCAAAGAGCTCGGGCCTCTTGCCAACAAGAGCCTTGACACTTGCTGTTTCACCGGCAAGATCAAATGCCCGCACTGCGGCCTCAGCTACATGCATGAACACCGGACAGACAGGGGCACCTATCAGGAATTCTGGGTCTGCGGAACAAGGAAGATGCTCGCAAGGAAGAAGTCAGGAAGGCCAGCATGCCCGAATAAAGGAAGCATCAACCAGAAAGGCTTGATCAAAGCCTGCAATGAGGTCCTTGGTCTTGATGAATTCGATGAGCAGGCCTTCCTCGATAAGGTGGATCACATAGAGGTTCCAGAAGGCTACGTTCTCGACTTCTTCATGAAGGACGGCAGCGTCATCCGTAAGCCCTGTCCTAACACCGGACACAAGGATTGCTGGACCAAAGAGTACCGCGAGAAGGTCTCCCGCAAGAGAAAGAATACTCCTCGATGCAAAAATGCCTCCGCATTTACCGGCAGAATCAAATGCGCGGAATGCGGTAACAACTACCGCAGACAAACAAGGAAGCGCTCGACCGGAGATGTTTACCACCTCTACGCCTGCGCAACGACAAACACCTGCCACAACAACTGCATCCACGAGGACACCTTAAAGGTGATTTGTGCGAAGGTTCTGGGTCTTCCCGAATTTGATGCCGCTGTCTTCACAGAGAACATCGAAAAGATCACGGTTGCTCCGGGAGGCCACCTGACCTTCACCTTTAAGGACGGACACGAAGTTCAGGAAGACTACGACACCACAATCAAAAAGCCAAGGTGGTCCGCAGAACGAAGAGCCCGCTTTGAAGCCGCCCCTAAGAGGGAATACTCCTCTGAAAGACGTAAACAGATGAGCGAAAGGATGAAGAAGATAAGGAGTGAGAAATATTGGAACAGCAAAGGAAGATAACAACCATTCCGGCCAGCATCAGCCGGTTCACTGCTGCGCCGATCGACACACCAAGTAAACGGAAGGTTGCTGCTTATGCTAGAGTCTCCACGGACCACGATGAGCAGTTCACCAGCTATGAGGCGCAGATCGACTACTACACGAAGTTCATCAAAGCCCGCGACGATTGGGAATTCGTTAAGGTCTACACCGACGAAGGCATCACCGGCACCAGCACCAAACATCGTGAAGGCTTCAAAAGCATGGTCGCCGATGCGCTGGCAGGAAAGATCGATCTGATAGTAACGAAGAGCGTGTCCAGATTCGCCAGGAACACGGTCGACTCGCTGACCACCATCCGAAAGCTCAAGGAACATGGAACAGAGTGCTTCTTTGAAAAGGAAAACATCTGGACCTTTGATTCCAAAGGTGAGCTTCTCATCACAATCATGAGCTCCTTGGCACAGGAGGAATCCAGATCCATTTCAGAGAACGTAACCTGGGGCCAGAGGAAGCGATTTGCTGACGGCAAGGTGTCCGTCGCCTACAAGCGCTTCCTTGGCTACGACAAAGGGCCGGACGGAAAACTCATGATCAATCCCGAACAAGCGAAAACGATAAAGCTCATCTACAGCCTCTTTCTTCAGGGAATGACCTACCACGGCATTGCAGACGAGCTCACAAAGAGGGGGATCAAGAGTCCTGGCGGCAAAGATCAATGGAGCCAGTCATCCGTAAAAAGCATCCTGCGAAATGAAAAGTACAAGGGCGATGCCCTCCTGCAGAAGTCCTTCACGGTCGACTACCTCACGAAGAAGACCAAGCTCAATGAAGGCGAAATTCCTCAGTACTATGTGGAAGGCGACCACGAGGCCATCATAGATCCTGAGACCTTCGACATGGTCCAGCGCGAGATGGATAAACGCGGCAAGGGAAAGAAGTACCACAGCGGAGTCTACCCCTTCTCCTCCAAGATCAAATGCGGTGAATGCGGCAGTTGGTACGGCTCCAAGGTCTGGCACTCAAACGACAAGTACCGCCACGTCATCTGGCAATGCAATCACAAGTATGACGGCGATCACCGCTGCCAGACGCCTCACCTGACGGACGATGAGATTCAGGCCGCCTTCCTCCGGGCAGTAAACAAGCTGCTGGAAACGAAAAACGAGGTCGTGAAAAACGGATACACCATGATACCCGTCCTCTTTGATCCTAGATTCCCGGAATTCCAACCTATGTTGCCACTATGAAAATGGCTGGAAAGCCGCATAAATACTGAAAAAATGACATGTTTTCATTGCCTTCTCCT